GTGAATTTTCTTATTGATCCCAGACATCTCTTTGCGCTCGATGGCTGCCTGGTCTCGCAGTGTGAGCTGGCGCTCGACAATGTTGTCAGCCAGTTCACTCAGTGTTTGTGCTTTTGCCATTCAGATAATCCTCAATTGTTTTGATTGCTTCGGCAGCTGATCTGGCGACCACTGCTCGATACCCTTTTGCATTTAACTGCAAACCTACAGCGCTTTGCTTGGCTGAGACCACACCGGCCTTGGTCTTCATTTCCACAAATAGCGCATGAAACCCGTTTTTAGGCTCCAAGACGCAAAGGTCTGGCATTCCTGCCAATACCCCTTCAGAATGCAATCTGACGCGCTCTGAGGCCGTTCTATCGCCACCATTGGGTATTGCCGCAATGATGATGCCTGGATGAAACGCTCGAAAGTGTTGCACCACTTTGACCTGGTCAATGTGTTCAATGCTTTTTCTTTTGCGTTTTAAGTCAACCACCATTCTTCGGATTCTACTGCCGAGGGTTTGGTCTGGAATAGGTGGCATCGGTGCTTAACGTCGGTCGGGAATGCAGCCAGTCCAGTTTGGCTGCACTGATGTTCGGACCATGTGACTGTTGCCCATCCACCTTTGACCTTTGCTTGGTCAAACATCCATTGCAGTGGCTTTGCGTTGACCTTTCGGTGTCTTTCCATCTGCTCTGCTGGCATCGACTGGCGCTGCTCGACCATTTCCGCATTAGCGCATTGATGGCAGAAAACGCGCTCATCTTCAATGAAATCTAAATTTGTGGATAACCTGTGCATAACTTTCCTTTGTGTTGGACCATCTAATGCTCGTTTCTAATACGGAAAGCCCTTAAGGAATTTTCCGCCTTTCCGCATTAGAAACTGAAGTACCTTCCAAGCCGAGACTGGTCTGTGGATAAGTGGGTCTAATGACCCCACTTATCCAACAATCCCTGCCATTGTCTAATACGGAATTCCGCATTAGTTCCGTATTAGTTCCGCCTTTCCGCATTAGACTAGTCACATCAACCTTACCCAGCCAGACAATGGCTCGTTTGGTGCGAATCTGGTGAAGATGGCCGTGCCAATGTGCTTGCGGATATAGCCTGCATCTGAGCCTTTGACAGTTGAAAAGATTTCAGTCCAGTCCAGTTGATAGGCGTTTTGGAGTTCTTTTGGCACAACGGGCCTGCCTGGTCCTCTGCGCATGATGACGCTGCCTTTATCATTGATGATGGACTGGACATGGTTGCAGACCTCATCGCACTTGTCTTGGATGCGCTGCTCTTTGGCGGTATCTTGCTGGGACTGCTTGGCGGCCATCCGGTCTTGTTCTGACGACATGGCTGGAATAGCCACCCTGCAAATAATCTCTTGCAGATCACCAGCTGGGGTGATAACTATTTCTGGGAATGTGATGGAGTCGAATTTGATTTCTCTGAATTGAGGCTCATAGCGCGTTTTGGTCAGCTTTAGGTAGCGCTGGTTATCCTCATCCATGAAAAGCACTCCGGTGAGGGTTGCATCGCCTGTGAATGCTGATGCACCACGGGCCATGGCATCGGAGTCTTGTCTGGAGATTGTTTTGTTTGTGTGGGTCAGGATGCAGACTGGCGCTTTTTGTTGAATGAAGATGGTCTGCTTTAGGGCTGCAATATATGCACCGACTTCAGAGTTGTCATTCTCGTTGTCAATGTCCATGGTCGCATTGGCCGTGTCTAATACTAATAATGGCTTTATGCCATTAACAGTGTGGCGCTCAATATTATGTGCAAGCCTGAGTAAGTCTTTGACATTAGACCTTCTGGCATCAATAACCACAAACCAGTCATTCAGATTATTTATCTTGTAATGCTTTGAATATGCAAATAGTGTTCGGATTATCTGGTCACTGTCTTCTGTCACGATAATTGATTTGCGTTTTTTCTTTGCGTGAATCTCGCAGCCATCAACTTTAAACCCTGCCATGACCATGCACATTGACAGCACTGCTGTGGTCTTTCCCACGCCAGGCTGACCGGCCAAGATGAAAAAGCTGTGGGCCATAAATCCTTCGATCAGGTAATCGATGGGGTTTAGGTGCGTCAGGTCTAGCGTCAGCTCTGGCCATGACGGGTCTGGGGCATCGGTGGCCACTGGCGCATTAATCACAGCTGCAAAGTCTTCCACCGCTGATTTGCGCTCGGCCTGCTTGGTTGGCGGCTCATAGCCACAGTCCTTGGCGTGTTTGTAGAGTGTGCCTAGACCCACACCCTTGCCCTGGTGAAAGCTCTTCCAGTGGGTCTCAATGTCTTTTGTCCCTGCAAACTTGTTGCCAGCCATGGACCATGTCATCCATGGGCCAAGACCTGCCTCGCCAAACTCTGTGTGCAGCGCTTGGCCCAGTTCAATCCACTGGTCATAGTCACAGTCTGGGGAAATATGGTGCAAAGCCTTGACTGCGCGATCAAGATCGCTGTCATCCAGTCTTGAGCCTAATTGCGTGAAATCAAATGATTGATTCGGTGGTGCAGGCTTTGGCTCTTGCAGCTGGTGCTGCTCGATGATGCCCCAGTCTTGGAGCAAGGCATAAAGGTCCACGGCCTCTTGGAATTCACCGACCACAGCATTGCCACTGAGTAGGACTGACTTGCCTGCACTGTTTGGCAGGCCGAATACCTCTAGCTCTTGGCCACCGCCCAGTTTGTACTTCGGTAAAACTTGGTCAGATTCTTTGGGCGGTGCAACCCATAAGAAGACATGGCGGCCACGGCCTGAGACAGAAACCTCGGTCAGCATATTGTTGGCCTTGACATACTTGGCCATGCGCTGGATAGCCACGTTGGTGGGGCCAGAGGCGTGCTTCATGTCCACATCAAGGCAAACCAGATAGTTGCCTGATGCGCTGATGATGGGGCGCTGCTGGACTAAGCCGAGATACTGGCCATGAGGGCATGAGTCCATGGCCCAGACGTCTTCAGCGTTGTAGAGATCGCTTGGGTCTGTATCCCGTGCCACACCTTGGCCAGATCGCTTGTAGGGGATTTTTTTGGAGCCTTGCAGGGCAAAGGTGCAGAACACCGCATCTGGCGCCACAGCGCCTATTTTGCAGGCGACAGACTGGGACTGGCTGAATGTATCTGGCAGGGGTGTTTCAGTTATAGTTGACACTGAAATTCCTTTAAGTTGGGGTTTCATTTGTAAGTTGCCATGAGAGTTGACCTTTGACCTGGCAGTGTTAACGCGCTGTCAGGTCTTTTCTTTTGGCAGGGGATGTGATTCTATGCTTGCCATGCCATTACCAAATGGACCACATAGGACCAGTAAGCAATGAGCATGGCAATAATCAATGCCCAGACATAAGGGGTTTTCACTCCTTGGCCTTGACAAGACTTGCCGCAGCCTGCTTCTCACCGACTAGGTCTTCGCTGACTTCGACCCCGAGTTTCAAGACAGCACTGGGGGACTTTAGTTCCCAGGCTGTAGGCGTGTCTTTGAATGCTTCCATGACCAGCGCCTCGTCTTTCCAAAATTTAGTCTTACGGCCTGCGCGCATGGTCCAGCCTTCAATGGCTTTGCCTTCAGTGATCTGAGCCTTGGCAGCAGTCTGCACTGCATCGGCCCATGCGGCCACCAGTGATGCGTCTTCCAGCATCTCAGGGGTGACAGTGGTATCAGGCAGAAAATCGTTCCTAGCGACCTCTTGGACCTTCTCGCGCATACTGGGGCAAATGGTCTTGGCCTTGCAGTACCGGCAGGCATCGGGGCTTGGGTGGGTTGGTGCATCGCTTGTAAGCGCCAGCTCGGCAGCCGACTGCAATCGCCTGCCATGCAAGTTCAAGTAGTTGCCAGACACTGTCCACTTGCTGTGGCCCACACGGGGCTGGAATATGTGCATGGTGCAAGTGATGCTGCTTGGCGCTTTGAGTTGCCTCATGGCTCCCAATGCATAGGTCAGCAGCTGCTTGTTCTCATTTGCGTCAACGGCCACACGGCCAGTCTTCAGATCAATGACATGGAGATGGTCTCCATCGACCAGGATGGCGTCAGCCGTGCCACCAAGCGCTGGGTGCAGGGATTGAAGACCCTCATCGAGATTGACCTCGATCAGCTTTTTGCGTGGATTCTCGACCAGAGTGTTGACAAAGTTGGCATAGCCTTGGGCCATAGATAGATGGTCAGGATCAGTGCCAGTAGGGATTGAGCCACCGCGCAGAATGATCTCAGAGAGTTCATGGATCGCTGTGCCAATGGCAGCCGCCTCGCCTGCCGGCTCGTAAGGCATGAGGGATTCGAGGCGGACAGAGCCTGGGCATTGCATGAAGCGGTCTGTGCGAGATGCTGACAGTCGGGCGTGTTTTCGGGTTTCGTGTTGCATGGTTTCTCCAAGGGTTAAATGATTTGTGAAATGATTTTCTGCTTTTTTATGACGCGATCTAAGACAGTGTGGTCCAGTGATGCGCGCACTGTCAGCAAATAGATCAATGGCTTGATGCCGTTTTTGTTGATGTTTTCGACTCGGCTGCTGGCCTGCTCCAAGGCACTGGTCTGCCAAGTTGGCTCGACGAAGACAATCGTGTCAGCAGTGGACAGATCGATGCCTTCGCCACATGAGCTGATGTTGCCAATAAAGCACTTGGTCCGACCAGACTGGAATGCGTCAATGTTCTTTTGGCGCTGGGCCTTGGGCGTGTCACCCACCACCATGACTGGCTTGTGTTCTTTCAACCCCTCGGTCAGCATGGCCACCACTTCCTTGTGGTGCGCGAAAACCACCACCGGCTCATCGGCCTGGAGCAAGTCATCGATGAATTCAATGGCCAGCGGGGCTTTGCGAATGCCAGCCTCACGCATGATCTCTGATAGACCTTCAAAGGCCAGCAGGGCATTGGGGTTTGCAATCAATGCGTCAGCATCAAATGATTGCTCGCGCTTGTCCACGGCCAAGTCAAATGTGATCAGGCTCACTTGTGGCTCCTTGTAGTCCATGAAGATGTCTTCTTTTTTGCGTCTCAGCATATGGGGCTTGACCAGGGCTTTAAGCTCTGGGATGTTTGACGCGCCAGACACATCAAGGCCGCCCCATGGTGGACTCCATGCTTTTGCGTATCGGTAAACAAAGTCAAACCATCCCCCTCTGTAGATGCCAAGGCCGTGCAGGATGGGCCACAGTTCTGCTGGGCGGTTTGGCACTATGGTTCCGCTAAGTGCAAAGACGTAGTCAATTTTTTTCATTGCCAGCATGGCCGCCTTGGTGCGTTTTGCTTTCGGGTTGGCCAGACGATGCGCTTCATCCAAAACTAGAGTGTTATATCTGTCCAAATCTGTTTGTGCATATTGCAAAACATCGTAGTTGATGATGGTGATATCTGCTGAATTTGGCAGTGCAGCCTCACGTTTTCCATTGATGACATGGACTGAAGTCTTGGGGGCGAGCCTAGCAAAGGCCGCCTCCCAGACTGTCTTGGCAATGGCGGGGCAAACGATCAGGGCTGGGAGGTTTTCTAGGGCAGCAGCTGCTGTGGGTAGCGTCTTACCAACCCGTGGCTGGTCGGCCAGTATGGCCCTGCGCCTAGACAGCAAGAAGAGCTTGGCCTCTTGCTGATGGGGGAATAACTGCATTTCGGTTTCCTCGTTTTAAGTTGTTGCGATCATATCTGCATTTGTGCTAAAGTGCAATTTCTGCAAACGCAGAAAACGATAAATCGTTAAACCTCGTAAACCCTTAAAAGGAAAAAACCATGTCAACAAGAGTCGTAACCGGAAAAGTTCGTTTCTCATACTTCAGTGCTTTGACTGCGCGTAAGAATGAAATGAACGGGAAAGAAGAGTTCTCAACGCAAGTGCTTGTCCCAAAAACAGACACCGAGACTGTGAACCAATTGAAAGCGGCAGCCAAAGCCGCATTAACCGCCAAGTTCGGGGACAAGATTCCCAAAACAGTGCGCAATCCCTTGCGTGATGGCGATACAGAAGTCAAATCTGATGGCGGCCCACTTGGCCCAGAGTACGCTGGCCATTATTTCTTCAACACCAAAAGCACAAACAAGCCTGGTGCAGTCGATGCCCATGGCCATGACATTCTTGGATCACAAGATATTGTCTCTGGCGACTATGGCCGCGTGTCTTTAAATGCCTATGCTTATGACCAGGCAGGCAATAAGGGCGTGTCGTATGGTTTGAACAACATCATGCTTTTGTCTAAAGGTGATTCGCTGGGTGGTGCAAAGCCAACAGCTGCCAGTGACTTTGGCGTGGTGGCCAGCAAGGCCGCGCCAGCTGCCGAATCAGTCGATAACGACTGGTGATTTGTCGATCAGTTTTTCAAGGGCTAAGTGCAATTGATTGACTGATGTCCACAGTGGCTCAACAGTCCCAGATAACCATCGGCTTACCTGGGACTGTTGGATGCCAGCCTCATTGCACACCGCAGCCATGGTTATCTTATGAGCCTTGGCCTTTGCCTTGATATCGTGAATTGATTGCATGACCGCATTCTAACTTGCGCTTTATGTATAAAAACAACACATAAAAATAATTCTTGCAAGATAAATCAATTCTGTCAAAATTCGTTACTCCTATTACTTAACGAAAGAAACCGATGAAACAGAAAATCATTACCACCCTGATCGAATGCATCTTGGCCATCATTATTTTTGGTGGCATTGGCGTGATGTTGGCTTGGAGGGGTTGAACCATGAACAGAACACCTAATTGCCCCAAAGACTTGTTTGAGTTCGCTTGTACTGTGGAAGACGTTGACCTGGTCTGCTTCTTGGAATACAGCCCAGAAGAGAAAGGCTCGACAGATTACACCGCCTTGCCTTATGAGCCTGACTATGATGAATCAATGACCCTCAATAACGCATACATCGCTGGCACTGATGTGGACATTGCCCACATGATCTTGCAAGGCTTGGTGGACCACATTGAGGTCTCTGCGCTGGAGAAGCTCAATGACCGATAAAGAACTACCACTGGCCCTTGAGGCTTGTCTTGACCTTGTCAGTGCCATGGTCGATCCAGAGATTTATGGCCACGCAATCCCCAATGAAGTCAAAACCCGTGCATTCGTTGTCAAAACAATGCTGGAGCGCTTGAAAGCCAGAATGGAGACCGGCACATGGCCAGAGGCTTAAAACCCCGTATAAGCCCTGCCATTGAGGCAGCGCTCCAAAAGAAAGGCAATCTGTCAGACCTTGATCTGGCCAAGTTGTGCTTTTGTGCCAGGCGCAGTGCTGCGAGGATTCTGTTTGATTTGCACCGCAATGAATTGGTATATATCAGCGGATATACCAGAGTGAGCGCCAATGGCCAGTGGCGGCCTCTGTGGTCATGGGGTGATGGCATTGACGCTGAAGCGCCTGGGCCAGTGCCAGGCTCAGACCGAATCAGGAAATACAGAGAGAAAATGTCAGCAGACGACAAAGATTTTGACGCTGCCAGACGCAGGCAGAAAAGACGGGTTGTAAAACGCGACCCTCTGGTGGCCGCGTTTTTTGGGTCTTAGTTATGGTGCAACATAGTCGGGCAACATTCCACCGATCTGACCAGCACCACGGCCTGCAACACCAGCAGCTCTAGCGCGAGACTCGTTCAGTTTCCTGACAATATCTGCCAGTTGGGTCAACTGCTGGGGATCACGCGAGAGCAAGATGCGGCCAATTTCATTTCGCACCGCCTCTGGGGTTTGAGTCTGACGGGCCAGATTAGTGGCTGCTGTGACAATGGCCATCGGGCTTCCAGAAGCCGCTGCACCAGCAGTCTGGGCCAATGGTGCAATATCAAGATCAGCCTGCCCGGCCAATCTGGCAGCAGTTTGTGAACCACGGCCAGCAGATTCCAAACGCTTAAGCGCTTCTTCTCTATAAACGGCAGCAGAAAATGCTTTGTAGTCATTGCCAAATGCGGCCTTCAATCTGTCTTGCGTTGCAGGCTCTTTATAGAATTTGAGCAATGATGTTTGGCCAGCCTCTGTGCCAGTCTTTTGACGCAAAGCCTGCAAAACACCAATTCTGTATGCTTCAAGTTCAGACGGGTTTAAACCTTTGATAGCTTGCTGCGCATCAAGAATGTCACCTTGCATGACCTTTCGACCAATCTCGGCAGCATCCATCATTTGTGATGGTCCAGCATAAGTCTTCATGGCCAAACCATAAGCAGACTGGCCACCAATCTTGGGTGATTTATTGACAAGCAAATTGGTCAAATCAACGCGAATTTTGTCAGTTGCCAATGCGTCATTGTTATTGCCTGTTCTTCTTAAGGCTTGCGCTGAGTCATACAAAGTCTGCTTCAGAGTATCCAAAACATTCATTGGCACTTGTTCGCCATACTTTAAGGCTGACAGATCAATGTCTAGGCCAGTTTGCTTTCTATAAAGGTTTTCAGCATCGCGCTGCATATTGCCTGACTTTTTAAGCAAATTGATCAAGTTGTTATCGACAGATAAATTAGCAGCATCAACCACAGCATAGTAAGGGCGTGATTCTTGATAGCGCTTGTTTGCAAAGTTCTCAATGCTTTGCATAAACTGAGCGCCACCAGTGCCAAGGGTTTCATCAGACGCTTCCATCAATCGGCCAGCACGGCCCACTTGGCGCTCACGAATAGCACGTTCTGTAGCACTTGCCGTTGTGCCAGGCAATGTGGCCTGCACATCGAGCAAATTGCGTGTAGACGGGCCACCCACATCAGCAATGCGAGCCTCTGGGCCTAATTTCAAGAGTCTGGCCTGCGCTCTGGTCAATGCGTTTGCTCCTGTCAATGGCTCTGGCACATCACGAATCAATGCCTCTGCCACCTTTTGCTGGGCATAAGTGCCAGCAGCTGTGGGAGACATACGCGCCATGGCCTGACGACCACCAGCACCAAGAATGCCCATCACTGGCTGAGTGGTAACACCAAGGCCGCCACTGATCAATGCGCTTTTGCCTGCCTCTTTCAGCATCTCTATTGCGTCATCTTCATATGAGCCGCCAAGACCGCTGACAAATCCATAGCCAGCGCCAGAACCACCAGCTTGTGCCATGCGCTGGCCCATGCCCATGACTTGGCCAGCACCAGGCGCAGCAGTCATATATCTGCCTGCCGCTTGAATTGATGGTGCAACCCTTGGGGCAACAGCTTGAATTGCTGGCACTACAGCGCCACCAACATTCCTGACGACAGTGCTAGGTAGGCCGCCAAGTACCACGGGCAGACTGGCCACCAGTTGGCCACCAGCGGCCTTGTATGGTGATTCTTGCTGATAAGACTCAGCAGCACCTCGCATGATGTCACGGCCCTGCGCGTAGGCTTCAGACAGTGGAATGCCTTGCTCAAGCGCTGCAAATGGAGCGCCAACAGCTCCCACAATTCTAGGGAATGTGTTGAATGTTGGGCCTTGCATGGCGCTGACAAACCCGCGAAAACTTTCTGGCAGTTCTGTGCCTTCTCGATAGGCCGGAGACTGTCCCAAGAATTTTAGGATTTCCCCTGGCTTATATTGATTCTCAAGCGCTGCTGTGACTTGTGGTCCAACATCTGGCAGTTGAGCCAAAAACTGAATGATCTGGTCATCCTTATAACCAGCCTTTTGAGCTTCTTTGATTTTCTCTTTAATGCCATCCATGATCAGCCTCCTGGTACACCAAAGATATTACTAAGGGATGGTCTTGCTGCACCACCACCGCCACCGCTTGGTAATGCACCAGGTCTTGTTCGCATGACTGACGGGATAGTGGCTGGAGCGCCAAGGGCTGTATCAAGGTTTTTGAAACCATAAGCATCACCAAATCCTCGATACTCATTGCGCTTTTTGTTGTACGCATCGCCAGCGGCTGCATACAGTTCGTTGGCCAAAGCCTTAAAGTCATCGCGCTGGGTCGGAGTCAGCTTCTGGCCAGTCATCATGTTGTTGAAATAGTTCTGCAATCGATCCATACGGCCAGAAGCGGCCATAGCAATTGCCAATTCAGACTCACGCACCACAGAGCCGGGGTCTAGCAATTTCATAATCTTGGTAGCACCAGCCACATCACCAATTGGTGTGCCTGCACTCAATGATGAAACCACCTGACCAAATGCAGACTGCATATCGCTGTAATCTTTATAGATTGGCTCTGCTTTAAATGCCTTGCCAAGACTCATCTCATTTTCAAAGCCTTTTTGGCCACTAGTCATGTCCACTGGGACTTTGACATTGACATTGGTTGCGCCAGAGCGCCTTAGTTGCATAATATTTTCTAAGGTGACAGGCACTCCAGCTTCTCTAAGCAAGCGCGACTCGGCTGGTGATGGCTCTGGCTTGTCCAGTTGACGCAAACCTTCCACTGTCACAGGCAGACCCAATGCTCTCAAAGTCTTGATATTCTCTGGAGTGGCCTCTGGCTTCGTAGTTTCAAGCAAAAACTTTACGCCTTCTTTGCGAGGCATACCAGCCAGCAGTGTGCGTTGCTCTGGTGTCAAGTTGGCAAAGATGTTTGGTGCAGGCGCTGGTGCAGCTGCTCTAGCCGCCTCTGGTGCAAACACTTGCACACCAGCACCATCAATGGCCGCTGGTGGCATAGGCATTTGACCGCCTGCTGCCGGCATTGGTTGCACTGGTGGTTGGCCTGCCTTTAGCATTGCAAAATAATCTGCATCACGCACGCGCTCTGCTTGACCTTCTCTCAGCTTTTCGCCTAACATTAAATTTTGAACCGCGCCAGCAGTGCCTTTTTCATAAGCACCTTGGCCGGCTTGCAGTGCTGCACCAAGTGCTTGGCCAAGTCCAATACGCTGTGAGCTTCGGCCACCAGCTTGGAGCAATTGGGCAGCAGCAGCCAGTGTGGCCTGCATGGTCAATTGGCTTTTTTGCTTGGGTGATAAAAGTTTCTCAATCTCGCTGTCACCGCCACCGCCAAAGAATGATGCCAAATCAAATTCAGTTGCCATTTTCTACCCCTTAACGACCCAAAAGGCCAAGCAAACCACCACCAATTGCGCCAAATGCAGTACCAATACCTGGGACAACACTGCCCAATTGTGCGCCAGCCAAAGCGCCACCTAAAGCGCCTGCTGCTGGGTTTGAATACTGGGGCGTGACCGACTGCATACCAAGGTTTGCAGGCTGCGCACCCAATGAAGACTGGACCACACCCAGACGCTGCAAGCCAACATTTCGGATTGCATCCATTTGTTGCTGCTCCAAAGCCTGACGCGCACCGCCAGCACCCATGACCGCTTGAGCGCCACCAAGACGCAATGCTTGCTGCTGCGCTGCCAAGCTACCAAGCTGGCCAGCTGCTCCCAATCTAAACTGCGCACCTTGCAAGCCTGCCTGCTGGTTGGCAATGTCGGCTGCTGATCTACGGGCAATGTCAGCCTGCTGCATGGCCATGGCCTGATTGAATGCCTGCTCGTTTAGAGTTGTCCCAAGGTTGGCAGCCTGCTTGGCAAACCCTTGGTTAGTCAGAGCCTCGGCCACACCTTGGCGTGATCCACCAAATGCCTTGGCTTGCAGGGCCTGCTGGCCAGTCTGCCTGATTGCCGCTTGGCGTGCAGATTCCAGATCAGCCAATGCGTTAGTACGCACCATGCTGCTGTATGGATTCATGTAAGAGCCAATAGTGCCTGGTCCTTGACCAAGCCCTAAATTTGTCTGCTGCGCTGTGATTGTTGCTGGTTGGTAGAAACCGCCATAACCAGCCATTTGGGCTGCAATGTCAGTGCCAGTGATGCCTGGACCAGCCAAGGCCGTATTGACAAGAGCCTCCTCGCCTGCCTGATACATTGGATTGAGACCCGCAATTTGCTGGATCGGCAATGCACCGGCAACACCTTGGGCCTGCTGAAAATTTGCTAAAAACGCTTCTTTGATCTGTGGATCAATAGACGTTGAGCTTGTTTGTGTTCCACCTTTAGACATATTCTTTCCCCTTAATCCAACAACGATCTGATTTTCTTGGCTGGCACTTTGCCTTCATTGATCATGTCCAAAAGTCCACGGCCATACTTATCGACTGAAGACTTCTTGATCACATATTCACCAATATCAAGATTGACAGCGCCATCATCTGGACCAGGAGGGTTTGGCCCAAACATTAGACCACCATGGACATAACCACCTTTGGCCATTGCGTTACCAGTTCCAGCGCCTGCACCAGTTCCAGCGCCACCATCGCCAGAAGTACCGCCACCATCACCACCGCCACCAGTCATCATCAATGCGTCATTGGCCGCTTTTGTATCAGCAGCCGCTTTGGCAGCAGCAGCAGCTGCCGTATCAGCATTGTTGACAGCAATCTGGTTGTAAAGATTTGGGTTGTAGCCGCCCAATGCCGTGCCAGGCACAAAGTTGGCATAAGGGTTTTGGAATGGGGTCATCTGGCCCATCACCATGCTGTAAGGTGACACGCCACCAGGAGTCACAGCAGGGTTGTATTGAGCGCCAATTGGAATTGACTCATAGCTGCCAAACTTCTGACCCAATGTCATTGGGGCTTTGGCAAATGCGTTTTGCGCATCTTGAGCTGCTTTTTGCTGCGCAGCCCAATCAGCAGCGTTTTTGGCTTGTTGTGCTGCCCATGCAGTCTCATTTGCTTTTTGCTGCTCGGCCCATTGACCTTGGCGTGCAGCCAGATCAGCTTGAGCCTTTTGTTGAGCTGCAATCTCTGCTGCCGTTGTAGCCTTGGCCGCGTTGTAGCGTGACAAGACACTGTCTACAGTCACACCAGTAGCCGCTGCCACATCCTGTGGGCTGATGCCAAGTCGGTCCATTTCGGACCTCAACATGGAGTCAGACAAGCCAGAGTTCTTGCTGTAAAAATCAAAAATGTTTTTGTAATACTGAGCCTGTGTCATGCCTTGAGACAAGGCATAAGCCAAACCAGTTGAGTTTGTTCCAGTTGTTTTAGCAGCCGCAGCCTTATCAGCCGCAGTCTTTGCAGCCGCAGCCGCCAATCCCGCATCAGTAGCAGCCTTGGCATCAGCAGCGGCCTTGGCATCGGCAGCAGCCTTTGCAGCGGCAGCGTCTGATGCTGCCTTGGCATCGGCAGCAGCTTTAGCAGCAGCAGCCTTTGCAGCAGCAGTTGCATTGGATGCAGCAATGGCCGCTGCATCAGCAGCAGCCTTATCAGAGGCAGCCTTTGCAGCAGCAGCCGCAGTAGCCGCAGCAGTAGCCGCTGCTGCATTATCAGCAGCTAATTTATCAGCCGCAGCTTTTTGTTGTGCAGCAAGTGCGGCAGCAGCTGCTGCTGCACCAGTTTGATCACCAGCACCAAGTAAGCCTTGAGATGTTGCGGCTTGTTGCTGGGCCGCAGCAATTGTGGCTTGTGATGCTGTGGTGTCTCTTGCTGTACGGGCTGCAAGTTCCTGATCAGCCGCAGCTTTGGCCACCAATTCAGCCTGAGTTTTTGGCAGTGCAGCAACATATTGAGCTTGCACGGCAGCAGCACTGACACCAGTGGCACGCGCCACATCTTCTGGACTGACACCAAGTCGGTCCATCTCAATGCGCAATTCCGCTGGTGATTTTGTGGCTGAATTTTGCGCAACATAATCAAAAATGTTTTTGTCAAATTGGGCCTGGGTCATCCCATTATTGAGCGCGTAATTAAGTGCTACTGATGCCATATTTATCCCCTAAAGTTCCTTTGCAAGTACAGACCATTGTGGACTGTACCCTTCGTCTTTCAAAAATGTCTTTGACCAGCCTCTTCGGCCTGCCAAAGTCACCCTGGTGCAACCGACAGACTTGCCCCAGGATTCGATCAATGGTCTCATCCTTGAGAGTTCATCTAGGTCGCCACCAGCCAGAAAATAATGCAAATTCTTTAGCCTGGGATAGACAATGATCTCTGTCAATACCACCGAGTCTTTGGCTGGCCACAGCTGTAATCTGTGACCCTCGACCATCTCAGCGACATCGTCAAAATTGTGTGTGCCTCCACTGTATTCTAATGCCGCCTCCACATGGTGGCGCAGTCTTTCCAAATGCTCTTGGTCGCTCATCGCTTCCCACTGGCCACAGCATCAAGTCTAATGACCCCAATGCGCCAGTCGGCCAAAGCCGCACCAGTTACCACCATGTTAATTTGGCGGCCAGAAAACCTGACAGAAGTTGGGTTGGCTGCCGTAAATGGCCCGAATGTAGACTCAGCACTTGTCGGGTAAAGACGGGTTTTAAACGAAACCACCGCCTCACCCAAGGTCTGCTCATCTGGCACAACTTCCCTGACCTTCATCACATTGTCGCCATTGCCAATTTGGATGGGGCCAGACTCAGCAAAGAGTGTCGCGCCATCATAGTCAAAGCCGACCTCATGCTCATAGACCTCACCGCCATCATCCACCATCAAAGGCAGGGTGAAAACACCGGCATCAGTTCCACATAGGCGCACCAGTGAACCAAGATTCCAGTGATTCTCGCGGTAGTTAAAAGTTACATAGCTGTCATTTTCCAAGCCTGCACTGCTTGGGTAAAACCACCAAATTTCACCAAACTTGGAGTTGTGGACCGCAACAATTTTTGACCTTTGGTCAAAGTTGATATTGCTGAAAACAAAGTCCGAGACATCGCAAGGCAGTGGCTTGACGTACCCGTCATAAATAAAGAACCCAGACTTGCTCATCCAAATGGCAGCAGTGTCAATGGCCGCCACAGACTGGGCCGAGATCAGGCCGCAGCCGCTTCCGGCCTTCTCAAAGCCATAAATGAATGGCGCTCCAACATATTGCGCTGTATGCACATCCACATCTGTAAACAATAGATTGATGCCCTTGACACGTTTGCCGGCCAACAAGCTGCCAGGCGTTGTCAGCTCATAATCGCCTGCCTGGTTGTCGCCTGCTGGTGTCCAAAGGGTATTGTTCTCTTGGTCGCACCACTGCACTTTTCTTGGGTTTCCACCCGCGCCAAGTGCAAACAGGAAACGCTCGGCAGTCACCAAGATGGCAGTGTTACTCACTGGCGCGTTGGTAATGACAGCAGCCAATGTGGGTGTGGCAAAGCCTAGCTGCCACTCGTAAATCTTGCCGTCGTAATTTGAGCAAGCCACCAAATACTCGCCCCATGTATCAAGTGACCAAGTGGTGGCTATGTCTGCCGATCCGGTGTCAGGCCGTGGCACGCCATAAGCAAAGCTGCCGTAGAGGTTTTTGCCGTAGCCTGTGCTGCTGGTGGCATCAATGAAACCAGTCGTAAATCCAGTGGGTGTGATGTCTTTCAGAACACCTAAAACATCCATTACAAATAGCTTGGAGTGAGTGCCAAGACCAATGTAAGAGTCGGCAGCGTTATCGCGCCAAGTGATGATTGCCCTGCAAGCGCCCGTCACAGTTGATGCCGATTTACTGCGCCAGCCGTTAACTGGTCTTAATGTGTTTTCATACCAGCGCACCAAATTAGCGTCATGCCAGCGCCCAGCAGACTGATACTCAGTGCCATTTCGGTAAACACCTGGGGGTAGTTTGATGGGTATGTACATGGCTAAATTGTAGGTAGATTTGAGACAAAAGACACAGTGGCAATGGCTGATGGCACTGCTGGCCGTGTTGGGCTAGAGCTTGTCCCAAAAGCCTCTATGCTTACGCCAGTATTTTCAGTTCTCCACATAATTTCAATGTAATCGTTTGAATTCATGCTTACAAAAAAGTTCAATGCAGCAATGATATGGCTAGGGTCGCCAGTGCCTTTTCTTGCTACCAAGTGAAATCTGCTGTTTGAATTGGCAATATTTGTCCCATTTTTGCGAAACCAAATATCCACATCTTGACCATCGTTTGTGGTGTTTTTTAGTTGAATGGAAAACTGCAAGTTCCAGATTCCGGCATCGGCCACAGTGATTCTTGACCCGCTGGCCATTGTCACACCATTAGCAAAGTCTGTGGTGTTGAATGTGACCGGATAGGCCGTGGTGGTGTTGGCAGCCACTTGATCGGTCGAATCTTGGAAAGCCCCATGGGGGGTGTTCAAAAACTTGCCGCCCCTTGGGCCAAACAAAGCCCCAAGCACACTGATCAGTTTTCTGAAGTACCCGTTTAGCGCCCCATTGTTTTCAGCAAAGTAGCGTTTCTCATAAGCCTCTGGCGCAAAACCAAGGCTTGGGATTGATGGGACTTCGAGTTGTTGCTTGACATTGGCCATGGCTAATTATGTCAGGACAGACAGCGCATGGTTAATGTGTTTGATCCGGTCATCCAGACCAATAAACCCGCCATTGATCTTTTTGGTCATGGTCCGGTAGTCCTGGCTGTCAGCATACTGGTTGAGCTTGTGGGTGTCCCAAAACCACCCAGCAGTCAGGGCTGCATACTGGGGCGTGGCCACCAGCTCTGGCTGCATGATCAGGTCCACACCCAGCGCCTTGCCAGCGTGGTGGTAGTTTGCAGAGCCTGTGAGTTGAATGCATCCTCGGCCAATAAACCGCCAGGCATCCCCACTTGCCTCATCTCGGTTGCCCATCCGGTTGCTGTAGACAATCGTGGCAATGAGCTTTGGATTTCTGGCGCAGGCTTGGGCCTTGGCCGCATCAAAGCGCTTGGGCCAGAGCTTTTGCAATGCTTCTGCCCTGTAATTGAGATTTTCTTGCAGCACCTTGAAATTGCCACACTCATGGCCACACTGGCCAATAAAGGCAGCCTGGCGCAGGGGCGTTGAAATGTCAAAGCGCTGGAAAGTCTCATTGAGCGCATCGACCCACTCTGGGCCAATGTGCAGCCGTGACAATTGCTCACTATTGACCATTAACTATGCTCCTCACTTCGTTGTAGGCGCTGACGCAGGCGTTGAGCTTGGTGATTGCTTTGTCTCCTTCGGCTGCGAGGTCGATAAGAGTTGCAATAGTCTGTCGCTCAAGTTCGCTTTCATCGGGCTGGCTGGGTTGTGGATTTCCAATGGTAATGGTGGCACTTGGACTGGCTTGTGGACAACTTG